GCACGACTGAGTACTTGAGGAGGTGGGCCATTGGGGATTTTCCACTGGCCGGGGCCCGCGGCTGGCGCGGGACACCGGCGGGCGACATGTAGGGATCACAGGGAGAAGACGCGCGATGGGCTACCGCGCGTCTGAAGTGCCATTGGTGAGAGAACACTCCAATCGCGGCGAAGTCCGCGTTGGGGCTAAGGCACCAAGGCAGAGATCTGTGAACTTCGAACAATTAGACGCTGTACCAGATATACCCACTATGGCGCCCTTGTCTGTGGACAGATATGACAAGGATACTGCGATCCAGGGTATTCGCAAGAGATATGCGAAGCCGGTGCCGGTGCCAGACCCGACTATGATGCGGGGATTTCGGACATTTTGCAGGAGATGGGCTAGGGACAATCTGCCCGTTTTAGGTGAAGTGCTCGATTTTGAGTCGTGGCTACTAACGACTAGCTATAACGACGCCCGCAAGCAGCAGTTACGGGAGACACACGATAGATACTTGCTCCAGGGGCAGATGACAGATAAGACAGCGCGCAAACTACATCGGGTTAAGGCGTTCCTTAAGTTGGAGTCTTACCCGCAGTACAAGCACGCAAGACACATTAACGCCAGGTGTGACCTGGCGAAATGCATCTTCGGTCCTGTAATTAAGTCCATGGAGCAGGAGGTCTATAAGCTACCACAGTTCATCAAGCATGTACCGTTACCCCAGAGGCCGGCCCTGATAAGGGCCATGAAGCGTTCGGGGTGCCGCTATGTTGCCTCAGACCATACTGCGTTTGAGGCGCATTTCACAAAGGAGATAATGAATGTTATCGAATTTGAGGTTACGCGGCACATGTTATCCAAGTTTCAGCGCATTGAGGAGATATTGGAGATGACTGAGGCAGGCGAGAACGACATCAGCGTTGGTTCTGTCGACATCAGGGTCTTGATCTCAGGAATGCGATGCTCAGGGGACATGTGGACCTCGCTGTTTAACGGGCTCGGCAATTTATTGTCGTTCCTTTATGCGTGCGAGATCACTGGGTGTCGATTCGTCGAAGGGTACGTCGAAGGAGATGACGGTATCTTCGCCATCCAAGGCGAGCCCCCTACGAAAGAACTCATGGAGAAACTGGGATTCGAGGTCAAATTTGAGGTCCACGACGATCCAGCTACAGCCAGCTTCTGCGGGCTGGTGCTGGCCGGCAACGACATCATACGTGACCCCGTTAAATTCTTCATGAATTTTGGGTGGAGTGATAGTTTCATAGGAGCTGGGCCTAAAGTCAAACGCCAGCTGGCTTTAGCCAAGTCGCTCTCAGCACTGTACGAAACACCGGGTTGTCCGTTGGTCGCAGTAGCGGCCGATTACGTCTATAATCAAACCAGGGGGACCATCCCTAGGTTTATAGACGGGGCTTACAAGGAGACACCCCGCGATTATCAGCCACCTCCCATAGTTATTGCAGACGGGACACGTGAGTTGTTTGCAAGGCTGTATGGGATAAGCCCCGCGGCGCAGGTGGACTTAGAACGTGAGATTTCACAAGGCAGGTGGGACGTACTTGCCACTTTGAACGCTCACGACCACGTGCGTGACTACTCAGCTAAATATGTCGAGTCTACTTAGGCAGGAGTGCGGTGGTGGACTGAAGCGCCGGTTGGTTCGGCCTGGAGGACAGGATCCGCGATGGCGCCGGCGACCCTCTTCACCAGGGGACGCACCCCAGCCTCATAGACAAGGCATATTGTCTGGG